CGTAAGTGCACCAGACCGAACAGCCGCCGGCACCGTAACCCTCCCGTCGTTAGTGCTTAGCGCAGCGGGTAACATAAGTGCACCAGACCGAACAGCCGCCGGCACCGTAACCTTGCCGTCGTTAGTGTTTTTTGCGGACAGCAGGCGCAATGCGGATTATACTGTTGTAACCACACCCCTTTCATTCACAGTAGTAACTACTAAAAACGAGTACGTAATCAAGAGGAACGGCGTATGCCATCTTTAAATACAGCAACGGTGAACTCCCAGGCGGACAACATCGGCACCGATTTTACCACCGCAACCTTAATCATTTACGACGGCACCCCACCCGCCAACGCAAACACCGCGCTCTCAGGTAACACCGCGTTAGCCACTCACACCTTGACCGGTTTTGGTGCAGCTGCGGCGGGCGTAATAACCGCCAATGCAATCGCAGACGCAACCATCGCGAACTCAGGTACCGCATCGTTTGCGCGCTTAGCACTAGCGGGTGCCACGATGCAGATCACTGTCGGCACTTCGGGCGCCGAGTTGATCGTTGACAGCTTGACGTATACAGCGACAGGCACGTCGTCAATCACAAGTTTGACCATAACGCAGCCAGCGAGCTAGAACCGTGCCGCTGCTAAGCATCCCCGCTGCGAGAGGGCGGGACAATGTCACGCGCCTAGGCGTCGAGGACGCAGACGGCACCCCGTTCAACCTCGACACCGCAGGCGCAACGCGGGCCACCGTCAGTGTGTGCACCCCGTTGCAAAGCGCGACAGTAGAGGCTACATGGGCGGGCGCAATCGTGGAAGTGGTGCTAGGGGGCCTAGACTTACCCCCCGGCACGTACCCCGCGAAGCTCGTGTACTATTCCGCGACCCGACCCGACGGCGAAGTACTCGCCGGGCCTGGATTCGTAACCATGATTAACATCGGGATGGTTTGCTAATGTCATGGGAAGAGAGGATACAAGAGGCCGCGCTCAACACCCCATCGGGTGTGCGCTTGCCTTTCCAATTCGAGGACGTGTCGGTCAGTTTCGACCGGCGCACTGTTGCGTATAGCTTCCCGCTAGTCGACGGCACCTACGTGCAAGACCAAGGCACAGGCGGGCGGCGTGTGCCTTTGCGGATGTTCTTTTGGGGCGTAGACCACGACCTAGAGGCGGCAGTATTCAGCGCCGCGCTAAGCGAGAAGGGCACCAGCAAGCTAGAGCACCCCCGGTACGGCGTGATTGACGTCTTACCCTTCGGGGAGGTAAACCAACGCGACGACTTAAAGACCGGCGCAAACCAGACTATTTTTGAAGTCACTTTCTACGAGACGATCGGCCCGCTGTACCCGACCGCCACCGCGTCCCCAGGGTCCAGCGTATTGGAGGCGCTCGAAGCGTACGCCGCCGCAGGGTCTAATGAGTTCGCAGACACGGTGGACACGTCGACAGCGTTTGGCCGTTCTGATTTAAAAGCCCAGTTCGATCAGGGGTTAGTTAGGGTTAACGCCTTCCTGGCCCCTATCGCCGAGACACTAGACGCGGCGGAGGCGGAGTACCGCGAGATCGAGGCGTCTATAAACGCCGCGATAGACCAGTTGATCGCCACCCCCTTGACGCTGGCCTTCCAAACGTACCTTTTGGTTACAGCGCCCGCCCGGTCCGCCTCGGCGGTAAAAGACCAGCTCGCCGCGTACGCAGCCCTAACAGGCTCGTTGATCGCGGGGCAAGGCGCTGCCGTGACCGAGAACCAGTTCCGGTCGGACAACCTACTCGCTAGCGACGCCGTGGCGGGCGCGTGCACCGCAGCGCTGTACGCAGATTACCAGATTAAAAGCGAAGCAATCGCAGCAGCCGAGGCGATCACAGCGCAGCTAGACGCGCTCGTCGCATGGCAAGACGACACCGCCGCCGCGCTAGGGGTGACCAGCACTGGCGGCGGGTACCAAGCAGTCCAGCAGCTAGTCGCCACCACAGCCGAATTTTTGGTACAAACATCGTTTAACCTTAAGCGCCAAGACTCCATTACGCTAGGCGCTAACCGCGCCGTGATTGAGCTAGAAGCCGAGCTGTACGGCACCGTCGACGAGAACCTCGACCTATTGATCAACACCAACAACTTGACCGGGTCCGAACTAATCGAGTTGCCAAGGGGCCGCCGCATTGTCTACTACGTATAACACCATACAGGGTGACACATACGACGCCGTATCCCGCAAGGTGTACGGCGTCGAGGTGTATGCAGACCTGCTAGAAAAATCTAACCCCGGACGGCCTGGCCCGTTCGCAGCGGGGGAGGTGTTGAACGTACCCCCGGTCACGCCGGGCTATGTCCCGCAAGACGCCACGCCGCAGCGGGTGTCCATCACGATAGGCGGCCGCACCGTTACCGTTTTTACCCAAATAGAAGTCGAGAGGGCGTTCGATAAGATCGACACGTTTTCCCTGGTTGCGCCCCTCACACCAGACGACCCACTATTCCGCGAGATATTCCGCCCTTTATCGTTTCAGCGCGCCGTGGTCGGGCTAGAAGGCGCCCCGGTGCTTGTGGGTACTTTGGTCAATGTCACCCCGGCTACGTCCGCAGGGGGCCGCACGGTAGCCCTAACGGGGTACGCATTGCCCGGCGTGCTATCTGATTGCATGACACCGGCCAGCGCGTACCCGGTGGAGTTTAACGACCTATCACTGCAGGGGATCGCCGACACGTTGTGCGCCCCTTTCGGTATTCAGCCCAGATTTGTAGACGACCCCGGCGCGGACTTCACCCGCGTTGAGCCACGCACCGACGAGCCGGTACTAGGTTTTTTAGTCCGCCTTGCCGCGATGCGGGGGGGCGTGTGGGGCAGCGGCGAAGACGGCGCGTTGGAGTTCCGCAAATCAAAAGCAGCCGGGGTGCCGGTCGCGGAACTGGCCGAAGGGCAACCACCGCTAATGTCGGTCGACCCGGTGTTCGACCCGCAGGCGTACTTCTCAGAAGTCACCGCAGTGGCCCCGGTCGATATCGGAGCGGAGGGGGGGCGACAAACAGTTAAAAACCCCTTCGTACCCGGTAGCATCCGCCCCTTTACGTTTAAAGTGCAGAACGCCGATAACGTCGACGTGATGGATGTTGCCCAGGCCAAAATTGGCCGAATGTTTGGGAACGCAGCCACGTACGTAGCGGAGGTTAGCACGTGGCTAGATAAAAACGGCGACGCGTGGGCGCCCGGCTCTTTCGTGAGCCTACAAGCCCCCGGTGCGCTGGTCTACGAGCCGTACGTCTTCGAGGTGCGGGCGGTTAAATTGCGCTTAGGGGGGGACGGCGAAACGGCCATACTCTCGCTAGTCATTCCTGGCGCATTCGATGGCAAAGTGCCCGAGGTGTTACCGTGGGATTGATCGGCGTTGTACGAGAATTCATTCGCACCAAACGCGGCACGGCTAACGTGTCTGACGTGGTCGTCTCAACCGGTGGCGGCGCGAACTCAACGGCCCCCCACTTCTCCGCGTCGGGCGACGACGCCCCCGCGTTACCCAGTGACGCCGCAGCAATGGTGCGCATCGACGAGGTAGGCGCAGGGCGTACGATGATTGTAGGGTACATCGACCCGAAGAACGCGCAGACAGCGCAACCCGGCGACCGGCGCGTTTATGCCCGAGATCCCGAGACGGGCGACCAGGTGGCCGAGCTATGGCTCAAGTCGACCGGCGAGATCACACTCAGCAATGCACTAGGTGCTATAGTGTTAGGTAGTGATGGGTTTGTAAACATTAACGGCGTGACGTTCTCCCCAGCCGGGGCGGTTGCGGTGCCAAGTAGTCTCACGCTCGACGGCAAGCAGTTAGCGGGACACAGCCACCCGCAAGGGCCAGACAGCGCGGGCAACATTGAGCAAGACACAGGGCCAAACAGATGACAACAGCACAGCAAGGCGACTTACTGTTACGGCAGACCGCCGACGGCGGCGACATTACAGTCGAAGACGGTTACGCAGCCCTGACGGGGACCTTCGAGACAGCGGCGTACTTGTCCCTGTTCGGGGGCAATGACGACGACGACGGGAGGCTAGACAACCCCCGGCAATGGTGGGGCAACTTCGACGAGCCGGACACCAACAGGCAGCAACGCAGCGAGACGCAGCACTTGCTAATCGCGCTAGAACCCCGCCCCGGTAACCTGCGGCGGGTAGAAGACGCAGCCAAACGCGACTTAAACTGGGTGATTACAGAGCGAGCCGCGTCGAGCGTGACGGCGGCCGCATCAATGCCTGGCGTTAACCGGGTGAAAATAACGATAACCATCGAAGCGCGGGGCGAGCGTGAGCAGTTCGCGTTCTTCGAGAACTGGGAGGCTTCACAATGACACAGGTATTACCGAGCACCGCCGAGGTAACCGCAAACCTGGTCGCCCAACTAGAGACAGAGCTTGCGCAGACTGTACCCTGGCTGCCTAAAAACGCCCTGCGCGTGCTGTGCAAAGCTATAGCCGGCGTGTTTACCCTGCTTTACAAATACCTTGGGTACATGACGCTACAGCAGTTCGTTAAAACCGCACAGTACGCTGACACGGACGTTAACGGCCGAAAGCTAAACCCCTTACTGTTTTGGGGTCAGCTGATCGGGGTGGGGCCTCCCGCTGCAGCGACTAACGCAGTGCTAACCATCGACGTGACGGTCACCACCCAAACTGGGCAGCTAAACGTAAATACGCAGCTCCGGAACGCGTCAAACGGCGTCACGTACTTGACGCTCGCCTCGGTGCTTCTTAACGCCGCCACGGTCTCGGTGCAGGTCCGCGCGTCGCAAGACACGGCGGGGGGCAGGGGAGAGGGGGTGGTGGGCAACTTGAACCCCGGCGCTGTGGTAACCTTCGTTAACCCCCAGTCGAACGTAAGCCAGGCCACCACGGTGACCTCGCAAGACACGACCGGCGCAAACGCAGAGGCCGTGGAGGTGTACCGCCAGCGCATTATTGACAGGTTCCAAAAGCGGCCCGAGGGCGGTGCCCCTGCGGATTACGAGGCGTGGGGCGAAGAGCTAACCGGCATCGTGAGCGTGTACCCGTACACCTCGCCGTGTCCCGGCCAAGTCGACCTATACGTCGAAGCTACGCCCGCGAGCAGCGGCAGCCCCGACGGGAACCCGACCACCGCACAGCTGCAAGCCGTACAAGACGCGACACAGTTAAACGTGTCGGGCCTCGCCAGTAGGCGCCCGATTGGCGCGCTCGTGAACACCTTCTCGATTAACCGCCTACCGTTTAACGTGCAGATCGTTTCACTCGTAGCTGACGACCTCGCCACGCTAACCAGCCAGATACAGCAAGCCGTCGACGAGTACATGGCCGGCCGCGAGCCGTTCATACCGGGCTTGTCAGCCCTCCCCCGCAAGGACCGAGTAACACAAACCGCGCTCGGTGGAATCGTCGAGGATCTTGTTAGCGCTGCGGGTGGAACATTTACCGCCGTGAGGCTACTATCAGGCACCACAGTCGTGCCGGTGTATACCCTCGGTGCGGGCGAGAAAGCAAAAACGGGGGCGATTAGTTACGTATGACAATCACGATAAACAGCGCACTAGACGACGCACGCCTGGGCGAGGTGGTTGCGGCCGCTGGAGCAGGGTCTTACATAATCTTATACGGCAACGACAAGCCCGCACAGTTCGGTGGGGTGGGCGTTGAGCACACCACGCGGGGCGAGTTACAGGCCCCACACTGGGGCGCGGTCGCTGCCGGTGTGGTTGACTCGTCCCCCTTCGCAGACGTGACCGTAACCGAATACGGGGCGCTTAAGTGGTTTAGAGTTTACGGCCCTGGCGGCGTCTCGGTTCTGGAGGGCACCGTCGGCGGCCCCGGCTCGGGCGCAGGCGTGGAGGTGGCCCAAACGGGCGGCTTTACCCCCGGCCAGGTCGTGACGATAAGCAGCATTCGTTTAACCGAAACACCCGCGCTGTATGACAATCAGAGCACCGTATCGCCAGCCGTGCAGGATGCCCGCCTAGCGGTCGTGTGGACAGCCATAACCACGGGCGGGGGTGACGCTAACGTCGAGTTATTCACAGGCACTCGGCCTGCCAATGGCGGGGCCGCAGGTGTCGGCGCGTCGGCATCGTTCGACCTAGCCCAGCCGGATTTTTCCGCCCCATCCGACGAGGGGTACACAGACACCGGACCACGGGGGCCAGAAAGCGCGAGCGAAGCGGGAGCCTTAACGTGGTTCCGCCTGCAAGATCGCGCGGGGGGCTTCATCCTTGACGGCTCCGCAGGCTTGCGCGACTCGGACGCGGACCTAGAACTCAACACCAACAACATCGCGGTGAGCGACACGATTCGCCTTTCAGACATCGTTCTGCGGGAGCGGGGCAACGCGATACCCTTGCCGGTGTTCGGGCCAGAGGGCACGGGAGCGTTTAGTATACCGTCGTTGGCCGTAGCCGCCCTCGCAGTGCCCCCGAACGACGCGTCGGCATGGGCACCGATGCTTAAGGGCCTTAATTCGGGGAACACCGCCGCCACGTTTAGGTCTGCGGCGGCCGACGGCCTCGGCGTCTGGGTTGTGGTGGCGTCGTTCGGCTACGCTGCACGCTCGACAGACGGGGGCCTTACATGGCTGCCGCTAGTTAGGGGCCTTAATTCGGGGAACACCGCCGCGTCATTTCAGAGCGTAGCCACCGACGGCCTCGGCGTCTGGGTTGCGGTGGCGTCGTTCGGCCACGCATCGCGCTCGACGGACAATGGGGCTACATGGTCGCCACTGGTCAAGGGCCTTAATTCGGGGTCGGACACGGTCGACATATTCGGCATTACCGCCAGCGGGAGCGTTTGGGTGTCGGTAGCTTCGAGCGGGTATTGTGCACGCTCGGCGGACAACGGGGCTACATGGTCGCCACTTGAACAGGGCCTAAACTCAGGTTCTGTAAGCGCCGTCTTCGATGGGGTTTGCACGAACGGCCTCGGCGTCTGGGTTGCGGTGGCGTCGTTCGGCTACGCTGCACGCTCAACGGACAACGGCCTCACGTGGGGGCCGATGGTCAGGGGCCTCAACTCTGGGAGCACAAGCGCGTTATTTACGGCTGTCGATATAGACGCGACCGGCGTTTTAGTCGCAGTAGCTTCGGGCGGCTACGCTGCACGCTCAACGGACAACGGCCTCACGTGGTCGCCACTGGTCAGGGGCCTCAACTCGGGGAGCGCAACAGGCTCAGTACTGGCAGTAGCGACCGACGGCCTCGGCGTCTGGGTCTCAGGGCATTTAAGCGGCTACGCATCGCGCTCGACGGACAACGGCGCTACGTGGCTTCCGATAGTTAGGGGCCTTAATTCGGGGAACACCACGACGTCAATACTCGGTGTGGGGTCAGATTCGGACCGAGTCTGGGTTGCGGTTTTCCTGAACGGGTACGCATCTCGCTCAGCATAACGCTGCCCCCCACCTAGTAATACGGGTGGGTTTTATCTATACTTGACAAAACGGTAGACTGACAGAGGGTGACAACAGATGGCCGACGACCACATAGGGCTTGCGGACGGGAACCTACCCCAGCCCCAGCCTTCTAGCCCCAGCCCTGCAGAGGTAACGCCAGCGGGCGCGACGGACTCAGAGGTGGCAAGCTTGTTCAGGGCGTTCCGCCATCTTTTGCCCCGCGCGACCGCGTGGCGGCTCACACTAGACAGCCAGCTGCGACAACTCATAACCGCGCTATCTAACAACTTTTCACTCGTAAAGACGTACGCCGATTTGACGTTCCGTGACCTCGACCCCGCCGTCACCACCTCGTTGTCAGCATTCGAGGAACAATTCAACCTAGCCACCACCGGGCTGACTGAATCCCAGCGCCGCGTAAACCTCGCGGCCGCATGGGCTTACACCGGGTCGCTTTCACCGCATCACGTGCAGTCAGTGCTACAGGCTGCAGGGTTCGACGTGTACGTACACGAATGGTGGGCGCCAGGCACAGAGAACCCCGTCAACACCCCTGGCTGCGTCGCAGCACGTAACCCCGCCACGTACTTGAATTCGACGGCTGGTGGACCTGCAGCGGGCACGAACGCGGGCGAGGCTAAGATGCAAGCGGGCGAGTCGTTCGCACAGGCGGGCAACACGAAAGGCAAGATAGGCTACCCGCTCGTCAATAAAATAACCGTAACGACTCCAAACTATTTGGTCGGTGCGGGCGAGGCTAAGATGCAAGCGGGCGAGTTCACCGCCCAGGCGGGCAACTACGACGTTTTGAACAACACCCCCGAAGGGTACAGCGTCCCCACCGACACCGCGAAGCACCCGTATTTTTTCTACGTGTGTGGCCCCGTATTCCCGAACCCCGCCACGGTGCCGCTCGCTCTGCGGGATGACTTCGAGAACCTAGTAATAAAACACCGGCCAACCCACTTATGGGCCGGAATAATCGTAAACTACGCATAAACAAAGGGCCTTAAAAATGGCAATCAATCCGAGTACTGCATACCCAGCACAGATGGACACTACCGTGCCCGCCGAATACCCCTACGGGAAAGCGCAAGACATCACCGCACCGGACGACGGCACCGGCACGCCATGGATATCGCCCGTAATTAACGACATACTGGGCGAGCAACAGGCCGCGCTATCTGAGGCGGGTGTGGTCCCGTCCGGCACGCCCGAGAAGGTCGGCGCAGCGCAAGTCCTAGCGTCTAAAATGTCGTTAGCGGCTGCGGCCACGTGGGCGGTAGGCGGGGGCGCTGCGAACGCGCACACCGCGACACCTGTCTCGGGCCGGTCGATGGCACCCACACCAGTAGAGGGGCAGACGGTGACATTCGTGCCGACTACGACTAACACAGCCAGCGCGACTCTGCAATGGCTGCCGGGTGGGTCCGCCGACTTTTTGCGCAAGATGGAAGACTTGACAACCGGGCTTACGGGGTACACGCAACAACCCCTAGTAGCTGGGGATATCGCAAAGGGGGTCCCGGTGACGGTGCGCCGGGAGGGGTCGGTCTGGGTGGTGGTAGGCACCCCCTCGATCAGTAAGTACACTATGTCGGGGAATATCGCCGTCCTAGACGGCTCTCTCGCCGAATCATTCTCGATGAAGACAGAGCTAGCCGACGCCACATACGAGTCGGTCGGCCCCACTGGATCGGGGGCGGCGTACGAGTGGGCAGGGTTGGACGGGCTGCCACAGGGCACGAAGGGGATTTATGTTGCGGTTAGCATAATCGCGGCTAACACGTCACCAGGGTCAAACCAGACAGCGTCCCAAATCGGTGCGTGGGTGCGCAGGGTCGGTGCGTCTGGCTTGACCCTGGTAGATGAGACCGCCGTCGTGCTAGGGGGCACTGCGATAGCGGCGGGCGTGTCTTGGCACGTACGCGCGCTAGGTACGGCATTCGTGCCACTCAACTCCAACGGTTTGTTTGAGGCAGCATGGTCGGACAACTCCGGGTCGTCGTCAGGTGACGTTAAGATGATGTTGAAGGGGTATACAATCTAATGGACCTAATCTCGGCGATAGGGCTAGCCAAGTTTGTTCCTGATGTTATCGGACTATTCAGCAGTAAGCGCGGCAAGGGCGCCGCGAAGGCTATCTCGGTTGTAGGCGGTATCGCCGAGGCGCTAACAGGGAAGAAAGGCGACGCGGCGGTGGACGCCATCGCCAGCTCGCCCGAGATGGCCTACAAGTTCAAAGTAGCTGTGATGGCCAACTCGCACATACAGAGCCAGATCGAGCTAGAAGACCGCAAAGACGCGCGCAGGATGTACGCCATCAACCCTGAGCAGATCGACAAGGTGGCGGCTAACATCCTCTCGTACAATATCCCGGTCGTTTTTCTACTCGTCATTATCAATGTTCTGGTGGTGTATTACTTCAAAGAAAGCGCGCCGCTCATAGCGATTATCTCGAATTTTATCGGGATTGTTATGCACGCGTTACTGAGTGAGCGGCAAGCGTTAGTTTCGTTCTGTCTAGGCAGTTCGATTGGTTCCAAAATGAAAAACAAACCCACCGGGCAGGGGGAGTAATCACGTGCTAGAATTAGGCAAGGTAGAGGTCGCGGCGACGCTGGGCGCACTAATCACGGTGATTGGGGTACTCTGGCGGATGATCAGCGCGTGGTACGAGAAAGAAGCCAAGAGGCTGATTGACTGCGAGAAAAAACACAGCGATGTGCAGGGCGTCGTGGTAGACCTAACGGGTAGGATCAACCTCCTAACTGGGCGGATGGAGGGCGTCGAGTCTCTATCGAAAAGTGTTCTAAAAGCAATAGAGGAATCGAATACATGCAAAAAATCGCCGAGTTGTTCTCGAACGGACTCACAGCTACTACAATAGTGCTCGCCGCCGTGGTGGTATTCTTATGGGCCAAATCGGCCCGCCTCGCGTTGAACCGGGAAGGGCCACTCACGACAGAGGACTGGTTTATCCTGGGCGTTTTCCTGGGCTTCGTTAGCGTCGTTCTGGACAATGCGTACTGGTTGGTCGCGTGGTCCCTGGTGTACGTTGACAGTCCGGCCGCCTCGGACGCTATGGCGCACGGGGTGTTCTGGAATATCCCGTTTAGACAGGTGCTAGGGTCGGCGGCTGCGTATTGCCACGTCCGCGCCGCTTTCCAGTACGGGGGCAGCCGCGACCGCCGCGCCAATAAAATGCTGTTGTTCGCCGCACTCGCGGGCGTCACGTACTCCGTTCTACTTATCATCGGGGCATAGCACCCTGGGGGGACGGTACGTGAAGCTCGGGTATTCAATAAGCGACGCGTGTAGACAAGTTGATTCTTCGACACTCGGCGGCAATTGCCCAAGTAAAGAGCCAATTAATAAAAGATCTAGCGGCCTAAGCCGCTTAGGGGTGCCCCCCTAAGTCTCGGCACCGTCCACACCGCCCGCGCACGACGCGGGCGAAGTGCCCCCCACAGTCTGCGCAATCACCCGGTGCACCGTTAGGCATGGCGGCCAGCTTTGCGCGGCTCGCCTCGACCGCTTCGTCTGCGCGGCGTTGGGCCACTTCGTTCGCTTCATCAATTAGGTCTGTCATTTCTTTTCTACCAGTAGTCGCACGGCAGTAGCGCCGATTGCGGGGATTTTATGTTCGCCGCGTTCCCACTTCGCCCAGGTGTTGGGGTGGATGTCGAGCGCTTCGGCAATTTGCTTTTGAGTATAGCCCAGTTTTTTGCGGGCGCTTTTTAGTTCTTCGCTAACCATCGTGGCTAATCCTTCTGGTATCGTTTGTGCCGCCAACCTGCGGCGCGTATTGGCCACCAGCTCGCCCAGCTCGGGCGCACTGACATAATGTCCTGCATTTCTTCAACCGACCCAACCCCCTCGGGAACCTCGGCGCATATCTCGTCGTGAGTATGTAGGACAGGGGGATACCCCGCAGCCTCACACCGTAGCATTGCGTCGGCTTGTAGATCCCGTGCGACGGCTTGCACCACGTTCTCGAATAAACGGCCGCCGTATGTTTCTTCCCGTGACCAGCCTACTGGACCTTTTTGCGAATTGGTATTCCATTGCTCAAAAGACAGCTTCACGCACGGCTTACGTGTGAACCTGTCAGACCCCGGAGTCAAGCGGGGGCGGTGGTAGTGGATGTTACGGCCCGACGGCAGGCCACAGAACAGTATGTCACTCTCGACCCGGTACGATATCCCGTAATACTCGAAACGCTGGCCGGGGTGTTGCACCGCCGATACGGCCGCGCCTTCCAGACCGTACAGTCCCGGAACCCCGTCCCATGGTTTGCCTCCGGGGGGCGTGACGAACTGCCCGCCCCACATTTCTACAATCTCGGGCGACGCAGCGCGCCAGGCCAGAACCGCAGCTTTTATATCGTCGTCGGACAAGGTGCACCCAAACGCCAACCATGCCCCGACCCCGCCACCAAACCCGCTCGCCAGCTCGGCCACTTTGCCAATTTTCTTACGGTCAGGGTGAGCCACGCCGTTGGCGGCTTTGTACGCTTCGTACTCGTCAATAGGCGTGCCGGTTATCTTACTCGCGGACATCGTGTAAATGCAGGCGGTGGGGTCGTTGAATACTTCAATCCGCCACATGCACCTGGATAGGCAAGCAGCGACCACAGCCTCGATTGCGGAGAAGTCGCAACAGATCAGATCATGTCCCACCTTTGCGGTGAGCAGCCCCCGCAGCGTGCCACATATGGCCGTGATAGGGTCACCCCATGTGCGCTCGACGTGTGCAAGGTCGCGCGTTTTGATGTCGACCATTGCGTCCTCGACGTGTTCGACTTTCCAGTCCTCCGCCTCGCGCCACTCGTGCGACCCACAGTGCGGGCAAACCTCGGTGCCCCACGCCTGCGATGTCCGCAAGTGGTCGCCTAGGCCGAACGCCCTGCCGCATGTCATGTCCGCGCACACCGCCGTCCTAGGCCCGGCGGCAGTGATGTTCTGCAGTTGTACGCCGCCAGCGGACCAACGCCCCGACCGGTCGGCACCGCAGTACGTGTATTGACACCGCACCCTCCCGTCGCTCGACTTTTGGGCGATAAAGGTCCGCACTTTCTTAACGTTTGCGGCGCCTAAAATCGCGCGTATTTCTAGAACGCGCCGCACTACGGGTGGTAAGTCGTGTTCTAGAAACTCCGCAACTGTTTCCTTTTTGATGTCGGGTATCTCGACGCCCTGCAAGACGCACCATTTTTTCATTTCGGCGACTTTCGCGACCCCATCGACCGCCCCCTCGGTGATGCGTGTCAGCTCTTCGCCGTACTTAACTTCGGTCTGTTCGAGTATCGCCAGCGCGGCGTATAACGCTTCGGTGTCGATCTGCATCCCGCGCACGTTGATGCGCTGGTCCAGCTGCCATATCTCAAGCTCGTGCGGAGTAAGGTCGGGAACGCGGGCGCTTAGGTCGTCCTCGGCGTATACGTCGTCTTTGTTGTACGAGTACATGGACACATACGTCTCCCACCCCTCCGCCGGGGTGACGCGGTACGCGGGCCGCTTTTTAGTCCATTTATATGGGCGGCACAGTTTCATCATGGCCTTGTGGCCTTCTTTTTGCTTTGGCATCGACCCGAGCACCTTGGCAGCCGCGTCTAGACCCCCGGGCAGGTTGTACCGCCGGGACTTAGCCGCAGAGCACCGCAATTGCTCAAGCGGCAGCACAGGCCAACCGTGCGCCCTGCGCGCGGCGATATTCCAAATCAAAAACTCAAACATGGCGTGGTGCGCTTCGAGTACACCCCCCGACGCCACGTAATTGATCAGCTCGACCGGTGCGGGCATCCCCGGCACCCACAGGCGCGCCCCCCGCCCGTCTCGCATATCCCACGCGAGCGACATCACCTCGGTGGTGTGGTGCTCAGCGTACGCGGCGGTCCCGGCCACTGCGATGCCACCCTTGCCTTGCGACCCCGTGCCCCGTACTTTTCCGTCTTTCAGCTCGTACGCGACGGCGCTGTACGTCTCGAAGTCGAACGACGGGTAAACGGTCGATAACTGCCCGTGCATGTGGACAACCCCGCCCACCCGCAGCGCCTTAGCGTTGCAGGGGTGCACGTCTTCTAATGAATCGACGTACCGGTCGAAGTCGTCCACGAAGTACGCATCAGACGGGGGGTGGCAGATCAAATCATTTTGCATAGTGGTTGACCGTGCCAACGACCGAGCCGACCAACGCTGCGACGCACACCAGGGCCAGCGTGATGTCCTGCCACAACAGGAGCAAGACGAAACCCCCGAACGAGTCGTAATGGAGTGCAACCTCGACGAGTTTCGCTAACACGAACACCAACGCCGCGAGCATCGCAGCCCATTTTAACGCGTGAATTACGGCTTTTTTCATTTTGACGCCTCGGCTTTTTTACGTAATGACTTGACGCGTTCCCGCGTTTCGCTGTTTATGACCATCACCTGCGTCCCGTTCTTTACGGAGGGGAACCCCTCAAAGATGGGCGCCGCCACCACTAGCATTTCGAGGGTCGTTACCGCATTAACGACAGCCCACAGGTCCGCGCGCAGGGCCGCTTCGGATTCTTTTACTTGTTTCGCAGCCGCCTCCGCTACTTGAGCCGCCTTCGCGACCCTCCCCCCTAGGTCGTACACGGCGTAGTTGCTACTCCTGCCGGGGTGCTCGACGGGCTTCTCGAGCGAGACGTACGTCTCTGATTTTTTGGTTTGCACAATGTGTATCCCTTCTGCGAACCGGGTCGCGTTGTGCTTCCGCAGTACCTTCATTTCGTTAGCGGGCGCCCGGTCGTTGAGGCCCTTTATCACCGCCTTGCGGGCATGCCCTAACTTAGTGGCGGCGGCTTTCTTTACAGCGTCTAGGGCGGTAGTGTTTTCGATCGCCCAACGTACTAGGGCTTCCCGGAGTCTTGCACTTAGCTTGGTTGACATTTCGTAATTACCCTGTGTTGGTGCAGCGTCCGTGCCGCGTGGTTGGCTACTGGCCGGGCAGGTAGTTATGTGCCTGTGTTGGTGCTGCGTAGCCTTGCGGCGGTACGACCTGTGCTGGTGCTGGTGCTGGTGCTGCGTAGCCTTGCGGCGGTACGACCTGTGCTGGTGCTGGTGCTGGTGCTGCGTAGCCTTGCGGCGGTACGACCTGTGCTGGTGCTGGTGCTGCGTAGCCTTGTGGCGGTACGACCTGTGCTGGTGCTGGTGCTGCGTAGCCTTGTGGCGGTACGACCTGTGCTGGTGCTGGTGCGGAGTAGCCTTGCGGCGGTACGGCCTGTGCTGGTGCTGGCGGGGGGCCGCCGAATGCGGAGCCTACGTCGTAGCCACCTTTGCCCAGCTTCAACACAGGTGATTGCGCGCTGGCGATGATGCCGACGCCGTCAAGCCCGGCGGACACCCCACGGTTGCCGCCTGCATTAATTGAGTAGCAATGGCCTAGGATGTCGACCGTTTGCCCGGTGTAGAAAAGCGCGGCGTATTGCTGCGGGGCCAACTCGGCGTTATTCTCGTCGAAAACTTTAGGTGCGTACTGGCTTTTAAACGAGACGACGGCCCAGCCGTTGAACATCCCCTCGTACTCGGCAGCCGTCGCGGTGTTCACGGGCATACGCCCGCCGGAGGGTAGAATGCCTTTGAATTCGGACGTTAGCAGCTTTTCTTCTGCGGCGGCGGTAAACTCGGCGACTTCGGGGTGGCCAGGGGGGAAAGCCACTTTGATCGACCACTTCGGCTTCCCGGCGTTTGAGCCCTGTTCCTGTATTTCGGGTGTCGTGACACTGTCCCACAACACGATTCCACGATGTAACTTGACGCGACCTTCTGCGTATACTGTCATTTTATTGTTTCCTTTGGAAAGCCCGAGCGCATACGGTATTGTCTGCGTCGGTTATTTTCATAGACCCCGAGGGGCGTTCGCTTATCGTTTTAATCGCCGATTCAAAGAAAGGCCGGACCGCTTTCGGTGCGGCGTCGATGCTCTGTTTCGGTGTCTTCACTGCGTCGGTGGCGATGTCAAAACCAAACTGACTCGCCATCGCTCGGGCCACCGCAGGTGTGGTGGTCCACTTCAACCGCCCCCGCGTAGACGCTAGACCCAAACCGGGTACAGCCTCACCGCGCTGCAGCCTTTGCGTTAACAGGGCCTCGATGCCGTCTAGGCGTTCCTGCAGTACCTTGCCACCGGCCTTCAGTATCTCACGCTCGGCGGCTAAATCCGGCGCGCTCATGTCGTCCAGAATAACCCGACTGCCCGCTACGTCTATTAGGTTGTAACCTGCAGCGCGAGCAGATGAACACGAACCAATTGCGGGGCAGTCCCGGCAATGTGCGCCGGTCGTGAGCGTGCCACCCTCGACAGCTTGCTCTGCTTTCAGCGCCAGGGTGTTGCGGTCTGCGCGTAGGTCTGAAAAAACCCCGTTACGTTCTCGCAATATGCCTCGACCGTCGAACGCGAAAGGCTGGACAACCCCAAACGAGAAACGCACCTCGCGGTCGTCGACGCTATGTAGCCCGCACACATCGTCGTATACCCCTAGCCCGTACACGTTTAGCTGGTCCACCGCATCGGTGGCCCGGTGCCCGTGCTTATAATCCCGCACGATGATAGCGGTAACCTCGCCTGCCGCATCGCGGCGGACTATCGCCGCATCTAACTCCCCAGAGCAGTGCGTCGGGTGTATCGACACAGCGTGGACCGGATGGTCGAGCAACACCTGTGAGAAGTCACCCCCACAAAGTCCGCCCATCTCATCCACGAAGTACTGCGCGCCCTCTGCAATCTCTTCGGTTACGATTGTTCGGTCGGGGTCCTGTTTCCCGACGTACCCGTGGCACGCGGTAGGGCTGGCCACCTCGCCGCGTAGCGCCCGCATCGTTTGAGAGGCCACCCAGTGAGCGGCGGTCCCCTCAATCGTGCGTGCGTTAGGTGGCCGGGGCGTTACCATTTGAGACGCCAGTGGCGCCCCACTGCAATGCCCCCACACGCCCGAAAAGCTGGGGCGAAGGTAAGCGGCCACTAGCCCGCCATCCGTTGAGTTAACAGGTTGTACAGGCTGGCCACGTTGTCCGCGTGGTGCGGGTTGGCCGGGAAAATATCAGGCAATGCGATGCCCAGGTCGCCCCACGCTTTCGCTATCATCGCCTCGTCGAGGTGGCCAGCCGCTTGCTGTGTTGACACCCAATGCATTAGCGCGCCGCCGTCTGCAGGTGCTGGCGCCACGGTTGCCGCTGGTGTCGATGTGAAAGCCGCTTCGGTGACGCCCTGGGGCGGCGTGGACGTGTCCTCGGGTTCCACTGGCTCGGAATGCTGCGAGGCGTACCAAATATCGTACGCGGCTTCCTCAACGCGTGGGCGTTTTTTCCACTGCCCCGCGCGTTTGTTAGTTGAACCGTAGAACGGGTCCTTTGCCTTGCAGCAAAATTCAGGGTTAAAAGCGACGCCCCTGTGGTCTGACTCCGCGGGGTATTCTCCGGTCGGCTCAGTCTCAGCGGGCGGAGCGTCGAAGAGTGACGGCGTGGCCGTTGGGGCTGGTTCGGCCAACTCAGGTTCTGCCGGGGCCTCGGCCATTTCGGGCGTGGCGCCCGTCTTCGCAGCGATGAAAGCCTGCAGCGCTAAAAGATCGGCGCGTGTGTCGTTTGTGTCGAAAGTTATCTGCATGTCGTTCGTTCCGTGGTTGGTTAGTTATGTTTGACAGTGGTGCTAATTATGCGTAGTCTGACACCATTGTCAACTACTTTAGAGAATTAAATGCACCTACGAGGATACCAGGCCGATTTCGACCGGGGCATAACCGCCGCGTTTGAAGACTACGACAACCTGCTGGCCGTGCTCCCGACCGGGGGCGGTAAAACAGTAGTCTTCGCCCATCGCATGATGCATACCGAAGGGCCACGGCTTGCGGTGGCGCATCGGCGGGAGATCGTAGGGCAGATCAGCGTAGCGCTAGCGCGGGCGGGGGTGTTGCACCGCATCATCGCGCCACGTGCCACCGTTAACCGCATCCGCAACCAACACTTACGCAAGCTAGGGCGCTCATTTGTAGACCAGAACGCCGAGGCGGGCGTCGCATCGGTGCAAACGCTGTGCAGCCGCGCGAGTCGTTCGGATAAAGCGACGCAAGCGTGGCTAACGGGGTGCAGCCTCTCCGTGTTCGACGAGGGGCACCACTACGTTAAGAAAGGGCAGTGGGCCGACGCAGTAAACATGGTACTCAACGCGAAACGACTATTCATAACCGCTACGCCAAAGCGCGGCGACGGGCTAGGCATGGGCGTAGCGGCCGACGGGTTTTGTGAAACGATGGTGACCGGCCCCTCAACAAAATGGCTAATCGCACAGGGGTACCTCTCGCCGTACCAGTACAAAGCACCTTCGAGCGACATCGACCTAGAAAACTTGCCGCGCACCGCATCGGGTGAAGTGAGCGCCAAAGCGCTGCGGGAGCGCACAGTCGAGTCTAGCTTAGTTGGTGACGTGGTCGACCAGTATTTTAAATTCGCAGCGGGTAAGCGCGCCATTGTCTTCGCGTCAGACATCGCCACCGCCCGCGAAATGGAGGCTGCATTCGTCTTGCGTGGCGTACGGGCTAAAGAGCTAAACGGCGACACCGAGGATGGGGAGCGCGCCGACGCAATCGAAGACTTTGCACAGGACAGGCTGCAGGTGCTAATCAATGTCGACCTGTTCGACGAGGGGTTCGACGTGCCCGCCGCCGATTGCGCCATATTGGCCCGCGTGACCGAGTCGCTCGGTAAGTATCTACAGATGGTCGGCCGTGTACTGCGTTCGGTATACGCCGACGGGTACGACCTAGAAACACAGGGGGGGCGGCTGGCTGCCATCGCCGCCGGGCCTAAACCCACCGCCATCATTATCGACCCGGTGCGAAACTGGGAGCGCCACGGCTTGCCGACCTGGCACCGCGAATGGACCTTATCGGGTACCGAGAAGGGGTCCCGGCGGGTAAGCGACACGGTACTGCAGAAAATATGCACTGAGTGCACCCAACCCTACGAAGCGTACCACCTGGCGTGCCCTAGCTGCGGGGCGGTGCCCGAGGTGTTCGAGCGCGCCACACCGAAGCAGGTTGACGGCGACTTGGTGTCGTTGGATGTCGAAGCACTCGACGCGCTGTTCTCGGGTTACGCTGCGGCGAACCAAACCAGCGAAGAGTACGCGCTAGGGCAAGTAGCCCGGAATGTACCCCCTATCGGCAGGTCTAACGACTTGAAAGCGCACCGGGCACGGCTGGAACGCCGCAAGGTGTTGCGCGAGTTGGTTGGGTGGTGGATGGGCGCACAGCCAGAAGACAGAGACACGCGGGAGAAACAAAAGCGGTTTTTCCTGCGGTTCGGTGTGGACGTTATGACCGCGTACACACTCAACGCTAAAGACACCGACGCATTGTGCGAACTGATATCAAAGAAATTTCATGAGGATTTGAGAGATGCTGAATAAAATACTACGCGTGGTACTCTGCGTTTTCCTGGGCTTTGTGTGGGCTGCGGCCACGTGGCCTCTTACACAAGACGTGCGGGGCGCGACGATGGTGTGGCTTTGCGCCGCTCTGCTCACCGCGTTTCTAGTTGTGGAGCGTAAACGGTGAGCATGGAAGAGTGGCAAGCGCAGCACCCGGCAGCTGCGAGGGACTTGGCGCGCGTCTTCGGTGCGATACCCTGGCCCGAGATAAACCCGGCGCATGACGACAAGTCGGAAGCGTGGGCACAGCAAAAGGACCGTTTCGCAATCCGCGAGGCCAGAGCGTTTTCGTGGCGCAATAACGTAGGGGCCACCCCCGCGAGGTGTGACGACTGCGGCGCAAAACAGCAGCCGGTGCGGTATGGGCTGGCGAACGACTCCGCGCGGCTTAACAAACAGATAAAATCAAGCGACTTAATTCTCGCAATACCACGTTTAATCGAACAGAAGCACGTCGGCACCGTTATTGCGCAGTTTGGGTCGGTGGAGAGTAAAAAACCGGGGTGGGTCTATACGGGTAAAGGGCGAGAGCCAGGGCAAGCGGCTTGGTTAGCTTTAATTAATAGAATAGGCGGATTTGCCACTTTCAGCACCGGGGACTTAAAGCTATGAGTACTAAAGATAGGGTGCTAAGCGCTGCGGTATCTGAAGCAGTGCGGGTCGGATACGGAAACATAACACGGGATGGCGTGGGGAAAGTGGCGGGCGTTTGTGGCCCGTCGGTGTTGTACCATTTTCGAAGTATGCTAGCGTTAAAAAAGGCCGTTATGGCCTACGCAGTGCGGTGCGCTATTTTGGAGATAGTCGCGCAGGGTGTCGTGTCTCGCGACCCCGTAGCCGAGGCGGCCCCAGAGTGTATGAGGGTCTCGGCGTTGCTGATTTTCTCCCCGCAGTCCGCGCAGCGGTAACCCCCCTCACTCGCGAAGGACACCAGGGGGCCTTTGCATTTCGGGCAGGGCTTCACTTCGAGACCGGGGGGAAGTTTAACGACGCGCGGGCAGAGTCGCGGCCCCGTGGTGCTTCTAGGTGCCATAATAGGTTCCCCTGCGGGTGCGGAGTGTATACGGTGCCGGGGTTGAGGTACGTCGGCGCTCCGCGTAGGAACCCCCAGCCTTTGTGCCTGCCGTCTCTCATTTGCCGCTCACCGTGCATGAACAGCGTCCACGTGAACGGGTCCACCCGTGCGATGCGGTGGAAGTGGTTGCCAGGTATGTAGTTAAACCACCGTACCCTCCGCGTGTTAGTCAAGCAGCCGCTCGGCCCTGCGAAGGGCATAAGGTCCTCGACGACCTCTTCGGAGTACCCGCCTTTCAGCACCACAGCCGCCGCGCGGGCCCAGGGGTGGTTGTGCACCTCTTCGTCGCCGTCGCAGGACACGAACCGGTGTAGGTAAAACGTGACACCGAACACGTGCCCGAGGAGGTACCGTTCGAGGTAAGGCTCGCCGGGGTTACGCTGGATCAGGCGACAGGGTAAGAGGCCCGAGAGCCAGAACAGGAAGCGGTTTAGCATGATGTCACCACCCACATGCACTCGCCACCGCGCACGAAGTCGACGAGTTCCTGCTCAACCGCTGCGCAGTCCCACACGCGTCCGATGCCGTCGCTATGTCGCCCGACCAGTACGCACGCGTCGGTGTCCTCGGCGTCGTTTCCCCTGTGCACTCGTATGCCCTCGTAGCGGCACCCGTGACGATCTAACACCCCCTCGGGTTTAGTGCTCAGCATGACCATGTCCCTGCTGAATCTCGGGGAGCGCGAGACAGTCGCGAAGTACGCCCCCTCCGGTATACACGTCTCGCTTGCGATCTTGACGCCCACGGGTCGCGCGACGTCTTCGAGTGTGTGGGCCTTTTGGGTGCCGAAGTAAACCACGCCCATCGTTGCACCTTTCTGATACGTTCGCACCTGCGTAACTATTTTCACCGTGTAACCCCCATAGCGCCCAGCGCTTCGTCCCTGATTTGTTCTATGCGTTGCCGTGACACCCCCATCCACTCAGCTACCACGCGCGCGGGGTGCCCCTCGGACAGGTAGCGGACGACATCTCGTTGTATCGCGTTGAGCTGTTCGACGGCGCGGGATAGCATTACCCTGTCCTCGACCGGTTCGCCGGTTCGCGTGTCGAAGACGTCCTCCAGGTTCGCGCTGTGCGCGAGGGCGCCGTGTTTGTTGTACATCCACTTGCCGGGCGTCACGATCGCGGCGTTAACGCGCAGGTACTCACCAACGGCGCGGCCGATGACGAACATCGCATACGGTGCGAACTTCCCTCGGCCCGTGTCGAAGCTGGAAGCCGCGACGATTAACGCCGCGTTGCCTTCTTGCACGATGTCCGCGAAGTTATCCCGTGATGCGTTTCGGTGCTTAGCTACGTAAATCGGTAAGTCTAGGTTAGCGGCCACTAGCTGCGCAGGTGTCGCCGTCTTTTCCTGTTCTGGTGTCAGGTGCGCCACTGCGCGCACGGTTTTTATGTATTCGTTAAGCATTTCAAAGCCTCCCACAGTCCGCAGACTATGATTAATTGTCCGTCTTCGTAGACGCCCCACCGTCCAGCGTACCGGATGCCGTTTGGCCCGGTGTACGGCGCTGGCAACCGTTTGATTCTAATTCGCAATATTCCACCTTCATTCTGTCAAGTGTAGCCCGTCCCGCGTCGATGCACGCGGGCGGATCGTCTTCGTTCACGTCCCATTGCAGCCCGCATCGCCCGCAGTGCATCTGGTCACTGTACCGGCGAGCGGCGCAGTTCGGAGTGTTCATTGTGCACCCCATTTTTCTACTTTAAACATGGTTACCTGCCCTGTTTCGTGTGGGTATGTACTTAGTATACACCGGTCCGGTGGGTGTGCAAGTTTTATTTTAATGTATCAGCTAGGAATCTCAGAACGCTGGCGCGGCGGACCGGATCGTCTATGCGCATTAGGAGCATTTCACACCCCACAATCCCGTCGAGAGGCTATGGCTTCGCGCATTTCAAGTCCTCCAAAAATTTAATACCTGTGCATTCCCCTCACCTAAATGTCCTTATTCGTCATCTCTTAACTGTTCGCACAGCTCCAAAAAAAATCAGGCTTGCTTTTCTCTTTTATGCTTACCGCTATTTCTGGGTTTGCGAACTGATGTGTAAAGATTGGTCTCCCTAATAACTTTTCAGCGTAACTGTGCAAGTCCTCAAATGGACCCAGCAGTATTCCAGTATACGCGCCGATAATTGCAGCTTCGTTTCTTGTCACAGTCTCTCCTATATGCGGCCTAAGCCGCGTTGGTTTGCATGTTATTAAATCCCGCTGAAATCGCCATATTTTCCATAGCAGCCAGAGCAGCGAGAGCAGTCGGAGCAGCGAGAGCAGCCATAGCAGTCGGAGCAGCCGTAGCAGCCAGAGCAGCCAGAGCAGCCGTAGCAGTCGGAGCAGCCAGAGCAGCCGTAGCAGTCGGAGCAGCCAGAGCAGCCAGAGCAGTCGGAGCAGTCGGAGCAGCCAGAGCAGCGAGAGCAGCGAGAGCAGTCAGAGCAGCGAGAGCAGTCAGAGCAGCGAGAGCAGTCATAGCAGGCACTATTTGACTCGTTTTGCTTTTCGAAATCGGGGTGTTTTTTTGCGAAATCTTCGCTTACACCGTTCTCGCCTTTGTCTTCTCGCTTAAGAAAATCGGTATATTTTTTGTATA